GAAGCGCGCCGCACAACCAGAACGGAAACTTCGCCCGGCGTCCCGGAGTGCGACGCGCGCGCGTTGACCGCGCTCGTCAAACTGATGGAGCACATCGCGGCCATCGAGGCCAAGCACCAGGTGACGCGGGATGGTACTCGGGATGGTACTGGCGAAAAGTCCCAAGCCGACCGGGCTCGGCGACGCGCGGAGCTTGCGAACAAGCTTATTGCAATGCTCGAGCAGGAGCGCGGTGCGCCGCTTCCTGAAGGACAAGTCGGATGACGAGGTCGAGCTCATTGCCACCGACTGGCCGACCTGGGCACGGCTCAATCAGATGCCGACGCGGGATGGCCGGGAGATCGCCGAGTTTCGCGTCTGGCTGGTTCTCGGCGGGCGCGGCGCCGGCAAGACGCGCTGCGGCGCGGAATGGGTGAGGTTCCAGGCGCAAGGGCTTTGGCCGCTGGCCGAAGCACCGGCGAGCCGCATCGCGCTCATCGGGCCGACGATCGCCCAAGTCCGCTCGGTCATGATCGAAGGCGTGTCGGGGCTGCTGAACGTCCATCCTGGTGACGAGCGGCCACATTTCGAGCCGTCGCTCAGGCGGCTTGTCTGGGCCAACGGGACGATCGCCGAGATGTTCTCCGCCGAGCAGCCGGATTCGTTGCGCGGGCCGCAATTTGACGCCGCCTGGTGTGACGAGCTTGCCAAGTGGCGCTATCCGCAGGAGACCTGGGACATGCTGCAGTTCGGGCTTCGGCTGGGCCAGGATCCGCGCGTCGTAGTGACCACGACGCCGCGACCGATGCCGCTGCTGAAGCAACTGGTGGCGGACGAGACCACGCTGCTTGCCCGCACGCCGACCGCCGACAACCGCCACTTCCTGGCGCCTCGGTTCGTGACCGAGATCGAGGCGCGCTACGGCGGCACCCGCCTCGGTCGCCAGGAGCTCGGGGCAGAGATCATTGAAGACGATCCCGACGCGCTGTTCCGCCGCGAGCTGATCGAGACCAGTCGAGGCAGGTCGGCGCCCGATCTGGTGCGAATCGTCGTGGCCATCGATCCGCCCGCAACCGGCCGCGCCGGCGCCAATGCCTGCGGCATCATCTGCGCCGGGCTTGGCATTGATGGACGAGGCTATGTGCTGGACGACGCCACCGTCCAGGGCGTAAGCCCGTCGGCATGGGCACAGCGCGCCATCGCGCTCTACCATTCGCGCAAGGCCGACCGACTGATCGCGGAAGTCAATCAGGGCGGCGACATGGTCGAGGCGGTGATCCGCGAAGTCGACCCTTCGGTGTCGTTCAAGGCGGTGCATGCTTCGCGCGGCAAGCGGCTCAGGGCCGAGCCGGTGGCGGCACTCTACGAACAGGGCCGGGTGGTTCACGTCGGCGTCTTTCCCGAGCTCGAAGACGAGCTTGTGAACTTCGACCAGAAGACGGTGCGCCCGGCAAGCCCTGACCGGGCCGATGCGCTGGTGTGGGCGCTCGGCGAGCTGATGCTGGTCCGGCGCCGCGATCCGCGGCTGCGAGTGATGTGAGAGTGAGCGCGAGCCTGCTTTCACCTGTCATCCTCCGGCGAGCCGCAGGCGAGACTGGGGGACCCAGTAATCGCTGGCGATTCCGGCGACTACTGGGTTGCCCGGTCAAGCCGGGCAATGACAATTTACAGCGTTGTGGGGAAAAGGTCAGTCCAGTTCGGATTGTGCTTCTCAATCAGGTCGATCTTCCATTTACGAGGCCATTTCTTTAGCCGCTTCTCGCGAGAGATGGCTGAACTTATATCGTTGTGGTGCTCGTAATAGACGAGGCGCTTGACGCCGTATTTGGCGGTGAATTCAGAGCCTACACCTTCGCGGTGCAAACTTACTCGGTAAGCGAGATCGCTCGTCACTCCAATGTACAACGTGCCACCCAGACGACTGGCGAGCATGTAGACGAAGTAGTTGCGTTCTCGCTCCATTGGGGGAGCTTGGCGGATACTGGATCGCCCGGTCAAGCAGGGCGATGACAAACTTGGATAGATGCAATGCGCAACTGGCTTGAGACACTGAAACGGGTGTGGGGCAGCGGCGAAGCACCCGAGCACAAGCGCAGCGCCACAGGGCCGCTCATCGCGCTGCACATGTCCGGGCGCCCGGTCTGGACGCCGCGCAATTACCAGGCGCTGGCCCGCGAGGGTTTCAACGGCAATGCGGTCGGCTATCGCTGCGTGCGGATGATCGCGGAAGCCGCCGCCTCGGTGCCCTGGCTACTTTATGACGGCGAGCGCGAGATCAGCGTTCACCCGCTCCTGGATCTGCTCATGCGGCCCAACCCGGCCCAAAGCGGGCACACATTGTTCGAGACCTTCTACGGGCATCTGCAGGTCGCCGGGAACGCCTATCTCGAGGCGGTGAACGTGGCCGGCGAGGTGCGCGAGCTGCATGTCCTGAGACCCGACCGCATGAAGGTCGTCCCCGGCAGGGACGGCTGGCCGGAGGGTTATGAATACTGCGCCAATGGGGCTTCGGTCCGGTTCGAGCAGCAGGCCGGCGACGCCGTGCCGCCGATCCTGCACCTGCGCCTGTTCAACCCGACCGACGATCATTACGGCCTGTCGCCGCTCGAAGCCGCCGCGGCCAGCATCGACATTCACAATTCCGCCGCAGCTTGGAACAAGTCGCTGCTCGACAATGCGGCGCGGCCATCAGGAGCGCTCGTCTACCGCGGCGCGGGCGGCGAGGAGAATCTGAGCGAGGACCAGTTCGAGCGCCTCAAGCGCGAGCTGGAGGAGTCCTATCAGGGCAAGTCCAATGCCGGCCGGCCGCTCGTGCTCGAGGGCGGGCTCGACTGGAAGCCGCTGTCGATGAGCCCCAAGGACATGGAGCATATCGAGGCCAAGCATGTGGCTGCGCGCGAGATCGCGCTGGCGTTCGGGGTGCCGCCGATGCTGCTCGGCATCCCAGGCGACAATACCTTTGCCAACTATGCCGAGGCCAACCGGACATTCTGGCGCCAGTCGGTCCTGCCCCTGGTGGCGCGAACCGCCGAGGCGCTCAGCCAGTGGCTGGGGGCGGGATTCGGGAAGCAGTTGCAGCTCGGTTACGATGTCGACCGGATCGAGGCGCTGTCGCAGGAGCGCGAGGCCTTATGGTCGCGCGTCGAGCGGGCGAGATTTCTTACCGTCAACGAGAAGCGTGCCGCGGTCGGCTATGGCCCGGTCCCGGGCGGTGACCGGCCCGGCGAAGGCGGGGTTTCCGCCGCCTAGTCCGGCCGGGAACGACCCTTAGAGTCGGGCCTTCGGCCCTCCTCGGCGGGGCGAACGTCGATCAACTCGAGAGAACAGCATGGCTGAAGCTTTGGCGGGCGGCGGTGCGCGGCTTGCACCTGCCGGACAGCGCGGCGTCTTTGTGGGCTATGCCAGCCTCTTCGGTGTGCCCGATGCGGCCGGCGATGTCGTCATGGCCGGCGCATTCGGGGCAAGCCTTGCGCGCCGGGGTCGGGCCGGCATCCGCATGCTGTTCCAACACGATGCCAACGAGCCCATCGGGACCTGGCTCGAGCTGCGCGAAGACAGCCGTGGCCTGTTCGTGCGCGGCCGGCTCACCGCCGAGGTGCAAAAGGCCGAGGAGCTTGCCAATTTGTTGAACGAAGGCGCCATCGACGGGCTGTCCATCGGCTTTCGCGCCGTGCTTGCAACCCGCGACCGTGTGACCCGTCAGCGCCGACTCATGAAAGTCGACCTTTGGGAGATCTCGCTCGTCACCTTCCCGATGCTGGAGGGGGCGCGAGTCACGGCGCTCGAATGGGCGCCGGCGGCCCCGCTGCGCAAGGCGCGCAGCCGTGACGGGCCAAGGGGCTCCGGTTCCGGCGCGACAGCGGAGGCTTCGGCCATCGCCGCCGCGATCCGGGCCGGAACCCCGCACCTTTCCCCATTCCCATCTTCAGGAGCCATGCGATGACGATCGAGACCCTCTCGGGCTACGAGACCAAGGTCGCCGGCGCCGCCGCCTCGGTCGAGGTCGGTCAGGCGTTCGACGAAATCATGACCGCGTTTGAGGCATTCAGGCAGGCCAATGACGAGCGCCTCAAGGACATCGAGCAACGGATGAGCGCCGATGCGGTGACGGTTGACAAGATGGAGCGCATCAACCGGGCGCTCGACGAACTGACCCTCAAGGGGCGGCGACCCCAACTCGGGGCCGACAGCTGGGACTCCGCCCCGGCGCATCGGCGCGAGCATAAGGCCGCGTTCGATTCCTATGTCCGCAAGGGCCAAACCACGGGGCTTGCGACGCTCGAAGCCAAGAGCTTGTCGGCCGGGTCCGATGCCGACGGCGGATATCTGGTGCCGGAGGAGACTGAAACCGAGATCGGCCGGCTCTTGAGCGAGGCCTCGCCGATCCGCTCCATCGCCGGTGTGCGCCAGGTGACGGCAGCGGTCTACAAGAAGCCGTTCGCCATTACCGGCGCCCAGACCGGCTGGGTCGGCGAGACCGCAGCACGGCCCGAAACGACGGCGCCGACCCTTGCCGAACTGCAGTTCCCGGCCATGGAGCTCTACGCCATGCCGGCAGCCACCCAGACGCTGCTCGACGACGCCGCGGTCAGTATCGACCAGTGGATCGCCGAAGAGGTCCAGGCGGCGTTTGCCGAGCAGGAGGGCACAGCGTTCGTCACCGGCGACGGCACCAACAAGCCGAGGGGTTTTCTCGACTACACCAAGGTTGCCGACGCCAGCTGGAGCTGGGGCAATGTCGGGTTTGTGGCAACTGGCGCCGCCGGGGCGTTTCCGGTCTCGGATTCCTCCGACGTGCTGGTCGACCTCGTCTACACCCTGAGGGCCGGCTACCGCCAGAATGCCAACTGGGTCATGAACCGCAAGACGCAAGCGGAAGTCCGCAAACTCAAGGACGCCGACGGCAACTATCTGTGGCAGCCGGCCGCCACCGCTGATGGCCGGGCGAGCCTCATCGGGTTCCCGGTCACCGAGGCCGAGGACATGCCCGACATCGGCGCCGACGCGTACGCCATCGCTTTCGGCGACTTCCGCCGCGGCTATCTCATCGTCGACCGGCTCGGCGTCCGCATCCTGCGCGACCCGTATTCGGCCAAGCCGTACGTGCTGTTCTACACCACCAAGCGGGTTGGCGGCGGGGTGCAGAATTTCGAGGCGATCAAGCTGCTGAAATTCGCCGTCAGCTGAGCCTGGCCCCCAACCCTCTTCCTCCTTCGAGGCGAGTCTTCGGCCCTCCCCAGGATGAGGGAGAAAACTCATTCGCCCCCTCGGCCCCTTCCCGCCTTTTGGGAAGGGGCAGGAGGGGACGTGCAAAGTTCAAGCCCTTTTGCAGGTGAGCCACCATGGCAGCCATAGTCATCGCACCCCCCGCAATCGAGCCGGTAAGCCTTGCCGAGGCCAAGGAGCATCTGAGGGTCGATGGCCCGGATGAGGATTCGCTCGTCGCAGCTCTGATCACTGCGGCCCGGCTGACCGTCGAGCACCTTGCCGGGCTGGCCCTAATGACTCAAAGATGGGCCGTACTGCTCGACATCTGGCCCGAGTCGCAGGCCATCGAGCTGCCGGTGGCCCCGCTGGCAAGCGTTGACGTCGTTCGGGTCTATGACGAGGCCGACGTGGCCAGCGTCATCGACCAGGATCTGTATTTTAGCGACGTTGCGAGCCGGCCGGCGCGGCTGGTGCGACGAAACCTGCAGCCATGGCCGGCCCCGGGGCGCATCGCCAATGGCATCGAGATCGAACTCACCGCCGGGTTCGGTGCGGAACCGAGCGACGTGCCCGAGACGCTGCGCCGGGCGGTGCTCATGCTTGCCGGACACTGGTTTGAGAACCGCGCAGCTGTCGAGGCCAACGCCGCACTGCGCCAAGTGCCGCTGGCGGTGCATGCGCTGCTCGGCCCCTATCGCAGGGTCCGGCTGTGACTACGATCGGCGAACTCAACCGCCGGCTCACCCTGGAGGCGCCCGTGGGTGTCAGCGATGGAGTTGGCGGCACCACGGTGACATGGCAGCCAGTGACAACGGTTTGGGCACAGGTGCGATCGCGCTTCGGCAACAAGCGCCAGTGGGGCGAGGCTCTGAACTCTGAGATCACCCATCGCATTCGGATCAGGCGCACGGGCGAAGTTGGACCCAACATGCGCTTCACCGGGGGCGGGCGCATCTTCGAGATCCGTTCACTGATCGAGGACGGGCGGCAGTGGACCGACTGCCTGTGCCGGGAAAAGCCGCTCGCATCACCCAATCAGCCGTCCTGAACCACTGGCAGACAGGCCAAGGAGCCCGCCATGACGACAAGCCCGGCGCTTGCCCTGCAGACGGGCTTGAGAGCGGCCCTGTTGGCGGATGCAGGTTTCGTGGCAGCGCTGGGCGGCGAGAACGTCTACGACGACGTGCCGCGCGACGCGCCGTTTCCCTACATCACCATCGGCAACATCGAAACACGTGACTGGAGCACCCAGACGTCGCGCGGTCATGAGCACATCGTAACCGTGCATCTGTGGTCGCGTTACCGCGGCCGCAAGCAGGTCCAGGACCTTATCGCCGAGCTCGACCGCGTCCTCGATGGAGCAGATCCGCCGCTCTCGGACCACCGCCTGGTGAATCTGAG